GCAACAACAGTTGTAGATTTACCAGTCTGACGAGGGAGTTTTGCAATGTTGAATCTGTTTTCATGAAAGTCCATCAAGATTTTCTTTTGAAAATCATACATGGAGAAAGGTACAAGACCCTCATCCAAGTTGATAATCTGCATATACTTCGTAGCAAAGTATAGTGGATCACTCTTACACTTAATCCACTCCTCTACTTGTTCTTTTGTGAATTGTATCTCAGTACCAGCCTTCTTCAGGTTGGGGTTACCTAAGTATACATCAGTTGCAATAGCCATTATAATACCTGTACAACACCTTTAACATCAGGAATCTCTTCCATCAGTTTACGTTCTATGCCTTGCTTTAAAGTCATAGTACTCATAGCACATGTCTCACATGCACCACCTAACTTTACTTTAACATACCCATCTTCTATATCATAAAGTTGAAGGTATCCACCATCAGCTTCAATATAAGGAACAAGTTCCTCTAATACTATGAGTACATTTTCTTCAGAGAGTTCCATGTTCTCTCCTTATTTCTCTTAGTTCTTCAAAGTCTTTTTGTTTCTTACCACCATCATACTCCCAAGCATACCCTTCGGTAATCATTTGCTCGTTGAGTGAGATGTCTGATTCCCCAATGTATAGCCAGCCCAGAAGGCGACCATACTTGCCGACCCCACCAACAAGCTCAGTCCTAATAACCAATTCGTCATCACCCTTAATAGCATCTGCGAGATGTCCCTTGAGCCATTCTGTTGCATCGATTCCAAGTGCTTTCTCTTCTTTATCACGGGTTCTCTTCTCTGGGGTGTCCACTCCAGCAATCCTTACCCGTTCTTTTTTGAATAAATCGAAACCAAGATCTATTGTGACATCTATCGTGTCTCCGTCTAATACTCGGTTGATCTTGGTAACTCGGAAATTGTAACAACTCTTCCGACTTGGGGGTGTCATCTTGCCCATATTCAAATTCTTCAAGTGTATTATTTAGCATCTCCTCTACAGGAGTTCTATCCTTCTGGGACTGGTGATCCCTGATCTGTTGAATCAACGTGTTCGGATTCAGAGGAGAAGTGACTATTAATACTGGGGTTAGGATACCAATCATCGTATTTAAAAATCCAATATATCGATATACCTACTGCTATTAGTAGGATACCAATCATAATATTTATTGACCAAACGACCTCGGACATAAGTGGATTACCCTACCCATCTATTAACAACTAATTCTATTGATCCATCATCCATCTCCCATTCTTCTTCTACTTGAAATCCCATATCTTTAACTGTATTATGTACAGTCATTCTAGCATACTGCTGAGTAACCTTATCTACAAATCTCTTTGGTGGAACTGGATCCCTCCAAGTTTGTATATCAGCTACCAACTCATATACACCTTCTGAATTTCTACGAAATCCAATATCATCCCCTATAGAAACATCAACCTTTACCTTTTCGTGTTGATGGTCTAGTGGATTTATTAACTCTTGATCTTCCTGTACATCATACTGAAGAAGCTGAAGTGCTTCTATGAGTTCAGGTTTGTTCTTCAATTTTGTTTTGATTGTGCTGAAGTGCGACATTGTTAGAATAAAATTCGGGTTTAAATTGGCGAGTCTGTAAGACTCCAAGCTTTTCCTCAATCTGTTCTGTCAATGAAATACATTCAGAACGGACAGTACCGATAACTTCTTCAGTTACAGTACCGTCTTGTCTGATAGAAAATTTAAGTTTTTGTTGCTCAGGCATCTAGTAAAATATAATCTATTGCGTTTGGATGGTCATGAAGATAAGGAACATCTTCTATAGCATCCTTACCTGCTTCGTAAGAATTGTCTGCATACTCACAGATTTCATGAGTGTGTAACTCATAGTCATGGTAACCAACGGTGTAATGTTTCATTGGTGAATCGTGCATAGAACACAGTCAGGACATTCATACTCTTGTTGATAGTCATGAAGTTTTTGGAGTAAATGTTCGTATTCATCCCACATATATTCAGAACCAGTACGATCCTGATAGCATTCACATGCCTTTATTAAACGACTAATATCTTTTTCATTCAACTGCATTTTAACCATCCTGCCTGTACTATTACTTATACTCGATAGTTGGTTTAGATTTTGTTATGTTCCCTGCTACTAACATTTGAATTTCAGATGCATAAGATACATTCCAAGACATAACAAATCTATTTTCCTTGGACATATTTTTTTCTGTTTTGTGTTGCAACCATCCTGGAAAGAATAACACATCTCCCGTCTCAACTTTTATTGGTGTCCATTCCAATCCATCTTGTGCACCAACATCACTAAAATATGCAGGAGATAATGGTTCTCCAAACTTATAAGAAGTTAATGGATTCTTAACTAAAAGATTTCCACCGTTTGGTGGAACATACAAATAAGCAGCAACCGCCATAAGAACTCCATGATGATTATGTTCTTCAGTATAAGCTCCTTGAGGGTGAACATTAATCCATGATTTAGCAACTGCTCTTTCACAAGCAGGGTTACAGTGCCATTTATGTACTACTTCTCTAGAAGTTCTTAAAACAAATTTTCCAAAATCATCAAACTCTGGCCAGGAATGAGGCATAGGATGGTTTGGATCTTGATCTAAAACAACAGAAGTAACACCACCATTTTTTTCTGGTGTGGCCATATTCATTGATTTTATAAACCTATCTGATGCTTTAAGAGAATCTATAACTTTATGCTTTAACTTATTTTCAAAATCAAAGTCATATTTTGCTCTAAGAATTGTTGGCCAAGGATTATATGCTCGTAATTCACTCATGATTAATATAGTTGTTATCGTTTACCGCCGTTCATTTGTTTTAACATTTTCTGAAGCTCTGCTGTAGAACCTACGAACATAGCATTGTTTGTAACCTTACTCGGACCTTTCTTATCCTCATCTAGATCCTTAACTTTCTTCTGAAGATCCATGAGTTTATCAGTCATGTCTGCTACCTGTTTCATAGCGTTTGTAGCAACTTCATATGCTCTTGGATGCCCTGACTCCTGTGCAACCTCTAACGCCCCTCTGACTGCCTCCTGACCTTGATCTATGAGACTATACAATTCCCCTCTGGTATATTCATAGTCCTTATCCCTGTCCTCTGAGACATCTCTGAGTTGATCCTTGCGTTTAGCACAACCACCTTCAGGAGTATTGGATACATCAACATCGAAGATTTCTTCCATGTTCTTTTCAAATATTTCGTCACTCATAATATTTCAAACCCACTATTAAATCCAAAATCATCATCAGGTGTTACTAGTATATCATCATTAGCATCAATCTGTCCATCTAGATTCTTATCTGTCTTAGCTTTGGGTGTATATTCCATCTTAACAGCACGTCTACCAACTGCCTTATCACCAACAGACTCATATACAGTTGCCTTACGAATAATATCTGCCTTGTTGTAAGGACCATATAGGAATGTCTTAGCAGTAAATTGTAATGTGTATACTACCAACCTACGTTCTAAGAAACTATCATCCCACTCATCTTCCATGTTGATTGAGTTAAGAGTGATAGCAACATCTTTCTTCTCACTCATATCAGGAACCATGTTCAGAGTGATATTAAAAGCTGGTTGGAAGTATGGTAATATCTGTTCTAGTATTTGTAATCCTGTATCTTGATCTTTAGATAGTATTCCAAGTTCAAATCCTAGGGTGTATGGTACTGGTACATACTGTACTCTTACCTCACTACCATCACCTTGTATAACATTTTTATATTTCCTTACTGGACTAGTCTTTCTTGCTGAATCATAATCAATACCAGTCATCTCGAAATACATTCGAGGCATAGTAATAGCAACCTTTTGGGTCTTAGGGTTTTCAAATAAACGATAAAGAAACTTATTCTTAGGACCATAACCTAATGCTACTTTCTCAGTTTCTATTACCTCATTGTTGAGTGGGTCTTTCTTTTTAATTTCTATATTATTAAAAAGAGTACCGAACCCTATAACGGTTCTACGAATTGTTTCGTTATAAAAATGTGTTCCTAACATCAGAAGCTACCTGTAAAATTACCAAACTCACCAAAGGGGTTGTCTTCACCCCAATCAATTAATTCATCAGCACCTGTTTCAAATGCTTTATTCTGATCATACTCAGAATTAGTATTATCAATCGTACTAAAGGATCCTAATGTATATAGGGCATTAGAATCTACCCCTCTTATCAAGTCACCATCTAGGAAGTCACCAGATTTATTCATCATAGCAAGTTCCAAGGTTCCTCCGTTCCAACCAGAAACCTCACCTATAGTATTGGTAGCAAGATCAAACAACTGAGCTCTCTGACCACTAGTTGTTGTAGTCTCATAAGCATTAATAACATATCTGCTATTAGCAGAATCATAGTAGAACTCACCCTTAGTTGTTGTTGGAGTCTCACCAGTATATGTGTAACGATACTTTAATCTAAGATCTTCAAAATTCCAGAAGAAGTATTTAACTAGAGTTGTTGTAGCAAAGATAGGATCAAAACTAGCAGCATGTTCTACGAAGATAGTACCATCTCCCTGTGAAGCCCAGATCCTATCACCACCTTGATTCTGGAAGTTACCAGCAACAATATATTCTCTTGCTTGGAAATCAACAGATAAGGCAGGTGCAGCAACAGTTATTGTAGGTGCAGCAGTATATCCAGTACCAGGATCGGTAATAGTAACAGCATTAACAGTACCATTTAAAACAGTACATGTTGCAGTAGCACGTATATCACCTCCAGCAACATCAGGTGGATCTGAAATTGTAATCAATGGTGCAGTCCTATATCCACTACCACCACCATCAATTGTAATATCATTCAAACTACCACTTTGTAATGTACCAGTCATAGTAGCAGTAGTACGTGGTGCACTTAGAGATAGTGTAGTAACATATGTGTTCTCTAGTTCTATCTCATCAATCTCTGCAATACCAGTATCAAACTCATCAGAACCCTGCTCGTAGATCTCAGCAGTGATCTCATAGTAATAGAGTTTTCCTAACTGATAGAAAGGAGTTTCTCTCTCAACAAACTTAATTTCGTATGCGTTCTCTGTTAATGGGTAATATATTAAGTCTCCTTCATTAGGTCTATCAGTAATAGTAAGACCTACAGAAGGTACTACAGACTGTTCCCATCTTCTCTTAGAGAGAATGAACTTGATCTCATCAGTGATCCTTACACCAAACTGACTGATGAATTCGGATGGAGATCCAAACCCTTCAACATTAACCAGTAGCATCTCTATCATATATGCTTGGTTATACTCAGAATGTACTACCTCACCAAGAGTCTTATCCCTAAGCATACTCCTAGGAATATAGTAAACATCAGTACCAAACAACTTGATTTGTTCATCAACCAAGTCCTGTACTAGATTCTGTTCAGTGGTAACACCACCGTGTTGAGGAAAGTATACTTTCTTCATCCTATCATATCCAGTGGTGGTAACTCAAATGTGCTGATGGACTTCTCCATAAGCTCATCAATTTCTTCACATGCTTCTTTGTATATTTGCATACCATTTATACTTACTCCACCAGGAAGTTGAACTCCATTAAATTTAATTAAGTTCTGACCCCACTGTTTTTTAAGTAAAGCAGTAGCATACTTCTTAAGGAAGAAGTCATCCCAGACCTGTGTATATGTTGCTGGATCTAATGCCCTCTCACAATCTATAATCAGGAATTGATCCTTAGTAACTCTATTTACATCAATATCAATATAAAGTCTATCTGCTCTAGTATTAAATCTATAAGTTACTAAAGATCCTGTATTGATAATCATATCAATGGTCTCGAAGTGTTGCTTAACCATGTAGTAGTTAACCATATCAACACCACCAAAAGCAAGACCTGTTCCTGAAGTATAGGAAAACAAGTCCATTAAGTAATACTGGTTGTTTAGTCCAAACAAACTATTACGAACAAAGTTTGAACTGATACCATAAACCTTAGAGATACCAAAGATGTGTTCTGGTATCTCTAAAAAATTCTTTCTATTTTCCCATGCTGCTGCATCTGGTGCAGTAGTTGATTGTACTTCGTTCTCTGTTGTAAACCTAGTTACATCATCTTCTGTAAACTGATGCTTCAAATACATCCTTTCGGATCCATCATAATGCCTCTCATGGAAATATTGGAGAGCATCATCTATCCGATCATCAATCTGATCATCATCTAAATT